GCTGAGTTAGCTGCTTTCATCCTAAACTCCTTCTGTTGTTGGTTGATACTACCATAAATTGTAAAAATACCCTATTGAGGGGAAGTGGGCAATCCTATTACTGCCCTCTCCCTCTCACGCTCCCCTTTCCTCTGCACCGCCTCCACTGTACCTACCACCCCAGCATTAAAGCACACTCGTTGCAGGTCAATCAGTTGTGCTTTTGTAGGCTCCCCTCCCTGCTTTGCGATTTTTGCCAGAACTTGCCCTACCTCAGGATCGAACATAGCCGCTTCCCGCAACCTCCCCAGTTCCTCATTTCGAGTCTTGAAGAAGTACCTCCCACCCACATCAGCTACTACATACTCAGGCTTCAGCCCCAATGCTCTGTTCATGTTCATAAAGCGACTTAACAGACCTTTGGCGCTTGTCCCAGTAGCCTGTTCCACAGGATCCGCCATCTTCGCCAACTCAACTTGTGTCGGAGCCTTCACCCTGGATGCAATCTCTCCCATTTCTGCAATATCTTTCACATTCTGCCAGTGCCCCTTCCCAAGCTTCTCAAAGATAGGTTGGAGTGTATCTTGGTGTGCCAACAGATACTGATAACTGTCAGGACGTGCAGCAATTGCATCCACCAGTCCCCGAGAAACAGCTTTCTTCCCATCCTCTGTAATAGCCCCAACCACCAGTCCCTTCATCTTATTCGGATTTCTCAGTGCATCCTCAATAACTTTATCCGGTTGTGCACTCTTGGAAATCTTCGCAATCTCTGTCCTATCCAACACTTGCCGCTGCTTCACTGCCTGTAATCTCCTATTGACCAGCATTCCGCTGACTTCCGTAGTATTCATCAAAGCAGCTTTCATTTCCGGCAACTCTCCCATAGCAGTTCCATGTTTGTGCATCCATGCCTGAGCCGCTTTCGGGTTAAACTCCCCAGTACGCATAGCTTGCTTAGAGAAACTGTCCAAAATCCCTTCTTCCAGCAATCCTACAGCCTTCTCATCAGTCCCATAGATATTGAAAAAATCCTGAATACCTTTCTTCTTGTCAGCAGTCTGCAGGAAACCTTTCACTATATCTTCGCTGTCCGTTGACAGTCCATTCCGAGTACGCTTCCGCAGCGCTCCACCAGCACCCTCGTTGAAAACTTGAGCATACTTAGCATAGTTGGAGTTGAACTCTTTGAACTTATCTGCAAATTGACCATACTTCGGGTCACTATACTTAGAGACTTTCGCTTGAAGCTGCTGTTTTATCATATCCATATAGTGGGCTTTGGTACTGTCGCCAGCCATTATAGCATCTGCCCAGTCTTTATTTGCTTGTTTATACAGCGAGTGCAGTTCCTCAAAGTTAGCTGTACTTTTCCCCTCAACTCCCTGTGATGTGGTAGTCCGATACACTGGCTTCGTTGCTCCGGCCTTTGTCACCGCTTCCCGCGTCAGCTCCCCTGCTTTTCCCTCTGGGAACTCATTCAGTACCTTACTAAACAGTGGCGGAAGGTTCTGAAAAGTCTGCCTATCGGAATTGACAATCTTCTTTACAGCTTCCCGAATGTCGGACACATCTTCTTGAAGGCCAATAGCTTTAGCGTGTCTATACACACCCTGTAACTGGGAGTTCAATGCCCCTTTCGCTGTATCTCGTGCTTCCCAGTACTTTTCACGCAACTGATCCCCAATGACTTGATTATCAGCTGTACGTTGGAATGATGCCCCCAGTCTCCGAAGATCCGCTGTAGCTTTTTCTGCATCCATACCCATTACGGACTTCTGTGCGGACAATCTCGCACGTGCTGGATCTGTTGCACCAATTACACCAGATTCCGCACTGGCTTTTGGGAATGTGCGTTCTTTATATGCAGTAATAGCTTCCAGATTCCTCATGTCAGCTGCCGCGGCTCTCGCTAAAGACTCAGCTGACTTATTTGCAACCTCTTTGTGGATAGCAATAAGTCCTGGGGCTCCAGTCATCTGTGCAAGAGTAGGTTTCCATTCTGGGATTTTCTTCGAAAGTTCCAGGCTTCTTTGCAGGTTTGCCACGCTCTGTGGTGCCGCTTCCATAGACTTATTAATATCCTTCTGGAGCAAGCTGTTTGCGGATGCTTTTTGGGCATCTGCCGAAAACCCATAAGCACTATTTTTTGCCAGAGTACTTTCAACGACTTTAGATGCCTGAAGGTACTTGTTGGCGAAGGTTGTCGGGCCTGTGCTGAGTAATCCTCCTACAGCTTCCCCGATAGCGGCGCCTTGTTCCTCATTCAGTCCATAGTAATGTGCCATGTTCTTCCCCCAGCCCTTACCCTCTACACTTAAGGTAGCTGCATTGAAGGTTCCTATGGCTTCCGCAGTAGCTGTTGCAAGCTTCCGTTCAGCTACTGCTGTCGTGGCCGCACCTGGGACAATCATAGCACCGGCAAAATTCGCAAGTGTCCCTAAGTATTGTGAGCTCTTGCTGTACCCGCCGGATATTGGGTCTTTTGGCTGTGCCCAATGCTGGACGGCAAAAGCGGATTCCCCGATCTTAGTCATATGTTCCACCCCACCGACAGGATGCTCAGAACTCACATGCCGGCCTTGTGCTCCTGTGAGCTTATTGTAACCTATATCGGCAGCCTGTAGTACTTGATTTACAGCAGAAACAGGAAGGCCAGCCAAGCCGACAACTCCAGCAGCACCCGCGCGGAATTGATCAGCCATATACATACCGATGCCAGGTTCCTGCCCAACTGCAGGAGTGTTCGAAGTAGCTTCAAGGGAGAATCCTTCTGGGATAGCCGGTGCCGTATGTTTTGCCGATGGCTCCCCACCGTCAACCGTAAAGCCTTCAGGAATTGTAGGGGTATCGCTCATGGTACTGGTACCCATTGGTTATTTTTAAGCACAAGTTTTTGTCCTTTTCCATTGGAGATCACTGTCCCTTCCACAACAGCAGGGGATTTTCCGCTTGGAGCTTTGGTCGCAGTGGCTCTCGTTGTCGCAGGAGCTGTAGAAGTCGGCGCTGTGCGGTTAAATTCCCCTTCAATCTCCACGTGATCCGCATCCAGCCCATAACCTTTCGCTTTTTGCTTCTGCTGCCCTTCCAGCCCACGTAAAGCAGTTTCTGTTGAACCTTTCAGTTGTTTCACCACGTTAGAAATGCCTTGTCGCTCTTCATCACTATACTGACCTGTGAAGCCATGTGAAATAAATCCAGTCAGGCGCTCTGCGGCATCACCAAAGTTCTTCGTATCCTTGTAGAAATCTGCTGTCGCGCGAGTGCGAAATTCACTGCTCAAATTAGTCAGTGCTTGGTGCAGTTGTTTATCTGCTAAGGAGCGAGAGGAGTCGCTTGGGGAAGTAGCTGCCACGTGGAGCAAACTCTCAACTGTATTAACCTTGTGCAGATCTTCCACATAGGGCTTAGCTTCCCGCTGTAATTTGGTATTGAGTACTTCGGTTTCAGCGAAGTCTGTTTTACGTTTTGCCTCCTCTCTCCGAGATGCTGTAGCTTCCGCCAGCAGCCCCCGCTGTACAGCAGTAGCTTCTCTCGCAGCAGCTACATCCCGCTCATGATCTCTGTGGTCAGTTTCATGATCCTTAATCCGCTGTTTTCGATCATCATCCACCTGCTTCGCTGTATTCGCCTTCTCAATCAGCGTCGCATGTTGCTCAGCCGTCAGTGCACTTGTCTGCGACTTTCGGGCAAAGGTAGCCCATCCAACCACATCACCTGGTTTTGGTAATGTCATAGGAGATACTCCAGCCGCAAGAGCTTTATCCACAAGCGCTCGCTGTGCGGCAGGGTCATTCATATCCCCAGCAGCAAAGTTATAGGCTTCTTTCGACAGATCTTCTTGGGTTTGCTTTTTCTCCACAGCCATTCTCGTCACCTGATCTTTGGCTTCTTGGTAACTCACTTTAGCATCAGTTTCCAGTTCCTTTCCTAGCTGGAAATTCCCTTCCTTGAAGGCCATCGTAGCGGCTTTCTGCTGCATTTGCCCCATCTGAATCGGGTTATTCACTAAGCTTTTATCAGCATCAACTTGGGATGACATAAAGTTCCCAACATCAGTCTCTGCTTTTTGTTTCTGCTTTTGCTGCTGCATTGCCATCTGGTTCATCTGCAGCTTTTGGTTATTAAGCTGTATGTCTTGATCAGTTTCCTGATACTGCTGTTCACTCCGAAGCGCCCCACCAATATTGGAGAGCGCCTGCGCAAAGAATCCCCCTGCCATGTGTGTTTCTCCTTATGCGTAGGTAAGCGAAGTATCCGTGGTGGCCGCTGGCTGATTATTGTAAGCTGTAACTGCCTTCCCAATCCCACCAGCAATCGTCCCAAGCCCAGCCGCTGCAGACGCATTCCCAGCTGTAATTGCTTGTGAAGCTGCTGCAGGGCTACCAGTTGTTGCGCCTGACAACAATGCCAAGTTGTTGAAATCCTGCTGATAGGTGCTGCTGGCTAAGCCTTCGGCATATTGAGTCTGTGCTGCATCATTCATGCCTGAACTCCCCAGCCCACGAGCAGCGTTCGTTGCCTGCGTCGCCTGTAACCCTTGCTGAAGTTGGAACTGATAGCCAGGAGTACTTGTTACTGATGAAGGATTAGCCATTAGTGATTGAAGTTGCGCTTGGTACTGCGGCCGTTGTGATGCAAATGGGTCGGCTGCGGCTGATGCAGAGGAACTACTGCCACTTGAGAGTAGTGCTCCCCCGACGACACTTACAGCAGCTCCTGCGATTGCGCCAAAAGTCATGATAAAGTCCCTTTCAGTTTCTCCGGCGAATTACTACGCTGTAACTCCGCCGAGTTATTCAATTCAACCTTCGGATCATGCCAGCCAATGGCAGTGTAGGAAGGTGCAATGACTTGGTGTTCTATTTCGTCTGGGTCAGTCAAATAAGTTGCGTGCGTTGTAGTCCATTCAGTCTCTTCATGGGTGAACAGGAGTCGCTTGCAACCAGCAGGGGAGATCATGCTCACAGGGGCTGCTAGGACTTCCAAACCACTGGCTTCAGTGAGGATTGACACTATCCCCTTGGTGATGACATTGTAATGGGCTTCTTTGTGGATGCGCCCAATCACCAGATGCCCAGCAGGAATCGTAATCTGACGGATATACATTCCAGTAGCATAGCGATGAAGGAGTGGGTAACTGTCAACGGTATTGACAAACTCCCCAGCCCCTTCAGACTGCCCCATCAAGAGCTCAATTTGGCAGATTTTATGTCTAATCTCCTCCGGTGTTGTGGAAGGGAATACAGCAGACCCTGTTAATTTCGCCAGCAATCTCTGAAAGTTATTGTGGAGCCCTTCAGTAATCTCATTCATTCGTTATCCTCCCCAACTGGTGTATATTCAATCTCCAGTGCACGTACCCTGAAATCCGTTACATCTGTATGAGTCAAATCCCAGCTCCGATGCCGATAACTTCCCCCACGTACCATCTGCTTTTTCTGCGTGCTCAGGTCAATAGTGCGAGGGACTGCAAAAGTTTGGTAATCATCATTGCTGTATGTAACTGATACAGTAGTTGAAATTGTGTCAGAGTGCAAGTAGGCACCTGCAACAAACTTTACAGCATAGGTGCCTTCATCTGTAGAGGGAGTTCGGATAAAGCAGGTAATAGCCACATCCGTAAAGTCTTGGTAGTAACCTTCGGATAATGTGCATACTGCCCCATTCGTCAGACCTACTGCGAAGGAGGAGTTGAGGGTACTGTAGAAAGACGCACTCCCTCCGGTCAGATAAACCCCTTGAAAAGATCCAGCACCGGTTGTCCAGTACGTCCATAGGCTATCAGTAATATCATAGCATAAAGTAATGCCCCCAAGAACACCGTAGGAGGGCAACGTAAGGAGATACACAGGCTTCCCAAGTACCACTCCGCAGGAAGCGAGTACTGTAGGAGGGGCTAGCGGCAGTCCATATCGTGGGATAGGCTCTGCAAGATTGCTTTGTGCAAGGATCTTCTCAATCGCTGGTGTAGAGATCCGTTGAAAGGTTAATGCAGTAAATTGCCCTACACAGAGAGAACCATCAATATCCCTAGCGAGGAAGTATAAAGTATCCTCAAAAGATACTACGCTTCGCCCATTGGCACACCCAATACCAACTGCCCCATTCGAGACTTGTGCAATAGGTGCACCTGGACTAATCCCAGCATCATAGAAAAACTGCGTACCGCTCTCCATCAAGACAACAAGGTAAGCTGTATGGGCTGCAATTGCAACCCCATTGCCATATGCTGCATCCGTGTTGACAGTGTTCAGTCCTGGCCAAGTTGTGTAATCCCCATAAGCTGAGGCATAGATTGTGCTTCGGGACATTACATAATATGTCCCATCTAGGAAAGCCAGCCCAGCACACGTTCCTGCGGGGAACCCTGAGATAACTGTAACGACTCCCCCACTGTAGGTATAGCCCCCATCAGTAGACTTGAACGCCGGCGCCGTGGTAGCATTGTCAAAGGCAGGGAGAGCATCGTACAGCACTCCGGTAGTTGGGGGGCCTGGGATAGCAGACCCAGTCGGGGGTGTCGCCCCACGCGTAGAGACAACCTGATATACCATACCACCTATGATATAACACAGCGTACCAATATAAGAAAAGACACCTTGTGCCGGCCCAGGCCCATAAGAATACCAGATATCCAGTCCTGGACGCTTTTGCAGCGTCGGTCCAGAGGAAGTCATCGTGAGAACCATATTCCCTACCTTGGAATCTTTGGACATTGTACCGTCTCTGGTATCAATTCCCCAAACAAGTGGAAGTTGTTTTCTTGTTGGCATCACCGACTCCGCTGTGATGGTGTGAAAAACACGCTGGTTTGCTCCTGCTCCACTTCGAAGAACTCTTTCCGAAGTATCAGTGCTCTCCCAGCAATCTCGGCTCGCTTAGGGGCAGGAGTATCATATTCAATCGAGATTTCATCTGCTAAGCACCATTTGAGCATACGCAGTGCCTCTTGAGGGAAGTCCACATTGTTCAGCCCACTTGTCAAATCCATCACCTGCATCTGCACAACGACAAACATCGTGTGACTTGTGTCAGCAGGAACATCATACAGGGTGATAGAGCCAGCCCCAAGTTGCGGATCATAGTAATACTGATTCGGAACTCCTTGAGAAGCCTTTTCCCCTAATAAGTTGTAATCATACCGTGACTCCAGTGTGAGTTCTACATCATTCCCAGTAGAATCTCTCAAAAAGGCTTGCAGTACCCGCAGTGGGAGAGTTGAGTTAGATACTGTACTTAGATTGTATGTGGCCTGCCCCGCTACCATAGGCACTAACAGAGTTGTCACTTTCCACAATGGCAGTCCTTCCAGTGCAAGCTCTTTCATCAACACTTCCAAAGCTTGCTGCACATTCAGCATGTCTGTTGATGGTATCGTGTCATAAGGATCAAAACGACCAGTGAGGCGCAGTGCCGCACTGATCAAATCATTCCCCACCATATTAAACTGATAGAGTCCGCTGGTTGCCATTACTGTCCTTTTTTGCCAGTTCCTTTAGTGGGTTTCTGCACTTTCTGCTGCATTAACTCCCCCATCTTTCGCAGTGCTGAGGTTACGCGGGGAGAGTACTGCACTTTCGCAATACCCCCCACGGGCCCAGCAACTCGACGTGTTGCCATTCCGTTCTCCTTAGTTACTTGACACCAACGCCATCAGGACCAACCTTCTCCAACCGGAGTATGAGAGTAAAGACCTGAGTGCCAGAAGTCCATCCAGTAGTTTTCACGTCAATACCGCCCGTCACACCAGCTGCACCATTATCTGTCAGCCCCCCAAACTCCTGAAATGACATACGCCCCCTACCAGCAAGGGGCACCATTTCCAAGTCCGTGGTAGCTGTCCACAGCAGATGTACAGCGAGTTGGTCTGTGATACTGTAGTCAATATGCATCACCCGAAAGCTTTTAGGGATCGGGAAATAACTAGCAGGGGCTACAATAGTCACTTGAGCCACATCACTGGTATCTTGAACTGATGTGATCTTCACAGTGGCATGTCGAGGGCCATCTTGGATAATCTGCGTAAGCAGTGAATTTGCCATAATGCCCCCTTAGGTTATCGGTGACGTTCCACAACAATGTAATCTGTTGTAAGAGTTCGTGCAGCAGCCGAAGTGTTTAGCAGGCCGAAAGAAGGGTTCAGGATTTGCGCTGTCACTACTGAGGTAGCAGTAGTTTGTAGCAAAGTAGCTACGCGCCCGACAGGCTGACCCAAAACTGCCTGTGCATAGCCCACGGGATTATCCCCTGTGGTTGGATTCCAGAAAACTTCCACATTGCCCTGAGTATCCACGTGAATGCCCAGTTCAAATTGCACACCAGTAACTGGAATACATGCAGCTGGTAGAGCAACTGTGGTGGAGACTCCGCCAATTTTACTAACTAGGAATAGTGCGGCTGACCCACTGTTTTTCGTGACATACAATCCATCAGTCGCGGTGAGCGGTGTGGCTGATGTTACAATAAGACCAGCATAAAAAACATCATTAATAACGTCACTCAAAACACCTGAGTATTTGAAGAAAGTTTCTTTTGGCTGAATACCAACACCCGAGAGCGTACTGCCAATCTTGAAACCAGCAGCTGCGAGTTGGTAGTAGTTGGCATCCGCAATACCCGCAGTTGTCGTGGACAGCAGAGCGCCGCCATCGAAAGGTGTTAGGGCGGATGTACCAGCACCAACCAAGGTGACAGTCCAGTCTGAAGGTAGATAGGTGTTGAAGTCATTGAAGTACTCATGAGACCAAGTCGGGTCTTGCGTCCCACAGTTTGCCATTGTCTGCCACGGGGCAGCATTGGTCGAGCCTGTTGGGGTTCGTGTAGTCTTACCATTGAAAGGCATAGCAGTTTCCTTTGAAGTAACTCCGGCGAGTTACAATCCCGTAACTCGCCGGACATTCAATCAGCCAAATTACTTAGGCTGCGTTCGAACCAAACAAACCACGTGGGTTTGCCCAGAGGAACAAATAACGCTCATAGGCGCCGACCTTGAAGTTCCGTGTATCCGCATCATTATCCTCCCAGATATCCAATGCTTCACGCTCTTGCCAGATCATACCATCTTCGCAGTTGGTAGTGATGAACCAAGGGCCAGTCGCTGTCAGGTAAGGATTGCTGACGATCCCACCAGTGAGCAATCCTTGCTGATTGATCGGATTGATGTCATTCAGGTTTGTACCAACGTTCTTCGATGTTTTCAGGATCCGCTCTGCATTGAAGTAGTTATTAGGGTGAACAATCAACTTATCCCCCATCAGTGGTTCGATGTAACCACGATCATCCTTGGCTTGCATCATCAGGATCAGCATGTCCTCGATAGCTGCTTGGGATAATGCTGCATCAACCGCAAACTTGTTCTGCCATGTACCTGCGGTGAAGTTTGGGTGCGCCGCGTTCAGCAAACTCACACCGTCACCGCCTAAGTAGCTGGAGTTGAAGGCGCGATTGAAGACATTGGTCGCATTGATGTTTTTTGTTTCCGCAAAGGCTCGGCGTAACTTGTTGGTGCGATTCTTTGTGAGCTTCACATACAAGTTATCCATCAACTCTTCGTGAGTGGTGATGATTCCCAAGCCATAGGCGATATTCGTACCACGTGTGATAAAACCTTGTTGCATACCATCATACGTGATTGGTTGGCCTTCGGTCTTAACAGTAGCTAAGCCCAAACCGATGGACTGCACGTATTCTTCATAGTTCTTTTTGGACGTTTCCTTACGGAACATCAATGGAGCGAACTGCGGCGCGGAAGCTGCCGCAGAATCCCACCAGGCTTTTACACCTTCCCAAAGTCCCTTGGGATACGAGCCTGTGTTGACGATACTTGACATATACTACTCCTTAATTAGTTATCAGTTGCACAGATTAAACGCCAGCTGTGTTACCCATCAGTTCGTGCTGATTAATCATGACAAGCCATGCAGCATTCACACCATAGGCATTGTTAGGCTTTTGCACTAGACCTTGCAAGCGCAAGTTCAATGTAGAAGTCGTCGCAACTGACGCTGTATTCAATACCGTGGCCGAGTTTTGCTGTGGTGAAGTTGGATTCGTTACAGTAAAACTTGCATTTTTGTTGCAACTTGTTGCTGTCAATACATTCAGCCCATCATCTGCAAGCTCGTACAGCACATCCATATCATCCACGACCAATACGTAGTAATCATGGGCCTTGGTTGCTGGGATATTCTGGATAGTCAGATCCAAGTTGACCCCAACGAGACTTGGGAGGTTAGGGCCGGCCACCAACACACCAACTACAATACCACGGATAGTATCAGTGCCATTGGTGATCTTGGTTACTGCTGGAATGCCATTCGCATCGCCATTCGCGGAGGACTTAACAGCATCCCCAACGTTGATTTGATTGGGCTCAGCAGCCTGGACAACGTATAAATTTGTGCCGCCTGTCCAAGCATTACCTGCTCGGTAGCGGGAGGGGACAAAGCCCCTAGGTGCAATGATATTTGCCATCTGGAATATTCCTTAAAGTGGGTCAGAAACAGTTTGAATTAATTTCCCGCTGCTAAGTCAATACGTGCATGTGTGTTTAAGGAATTATTCACACGTTTCGGTACATACTGACCTTCACCACGAGGGGCTGTTTGGCTTTGTCGTATCGCATTGTCCCAAGTATCTGCTTGTAGATAGCGATGCGCTTCGCGCTCTGCCCATATCTCTTCCTTGCATTTCATTAAGTATGCACGCAGTGGGGTATTGTCCGCTTTTGTCCCTACATAGCGACTGACACGATGTGCCACATCACTATCAGCAACAACGGCACGACTCATGGCGACTTCTTCAGGGGAGACAAACTCAAAACCTTCCATCAGTAACTGCTCGATAGCAGAATCTTGGTCATTTTCCCAGTAGAGGTGATAACCTTCAATCGTACCCATTACGTGCATCTTCAACCGTAACCCACCAAAATCTGACTGACGTTCCCGAGCATCCTCAGGACGTTGGTTCTGTGCGCGAGTGGCTTTAGCAGCAACATGGGCTTTCCCACGAGCAGCCGCAAAGTCTAAACGGGCTGAGTCTTCAGCAGATTCTTGGATTACTTGTGTACCAGCGGACTGGTTTGGTTCATGTGACATAGTGACTCCATTTGATTTTTAAAGAAAGGGCAGACCTGCGGGTTAATTTCGAGTAAAGTAGGACTTCAGAAAGGTTTCTTCCGTATACAGGCCGTCCTCAATGAACTGCCGCATGAGAGCGCGATCAGAAGCTGGAAGATCTCTGGCTGTTCGGCCATTGATGCTGACAGCGCCACTACTACCAGCTCCACCATTCCCGCCACCAGAGACACGGCCAGATGCGGCTGGTGCTGCTGTGGTACGGAAGCTACGAGGGAATTCTTCCCGCATCTTCTCCGCAATCATATCCAGGAATTTTCGACCGCGCAAGGTTTCCCCACCTTGGATCAGCTTATCCCCCAATGCCACTGCGTATGTGCGGAGCTTGTCATTTTCCTTGAACCAGCTATTCCCATCCTCAATCCACTCGTCCAGCAATAGGCTGTCTTGGGGTGCGGGAGGGGGTGCGGAAGCTGCTTTGATCTCAGCTACTGCTGCTTTGGTGCTGGCTTTGAGTGCATCAATCTGATCTTCCAGCTCCAGAGCTTCATCATCTTCCCCGTTGCGAATGGCTTCTTTGTGCTGTAGACGCAGCTGACGTAAAGCGGCCTGGGAATCAGAGTCTTGTTTTACTGCTTGAGTTTTCTGAAACTTCTCAAACTCCGCAGCAGTGCCTTCAAATCGCTCTAACTTTGCCTTGACTGCGGCGAGTTCAGCTTGGAGATTGGTGACAAAGGCGTCCCCGCGTTTATTAAATGTGACCGCATCAGTCCACTGGGATGCCGGCTTTCCTTTTGCAATCCAAGTTGCTTTTGATACCCAACCCTTGCGACTGGCGAGTTCTTCAGCAGCTTGCTCTGCGCTCGGGGCTGGTGTGGCAGGTTTAGTCCCACGCGGAAGGTCTGCATGAATGTCGTCGTCTTCAGTCCGAAGCTCTGAATTAATCAGGTCGAGTCGAGCGAGTTCTTCATTGATATCTGTCTGGGATCGTGCGGAGGTTCCACCAGCTACTCCTCCTTCTCCTATGATGTGATCTTGTGGCATGGTTCAGTTTCCTTTTGTGTTATGAGTTTCTCCGACGAATTACGACGGAGTAATTGCGCCGAGTTACTCTCCGCTACCTGCCAGCGGAACCAAGTAACTAATAATATCCAAGTCATTTACGAATCGATACTGCTTCCCATCATGCGGCCCATCACGGAAGATCCCTGTGTACAGCCCCACCAGCACGCGATCGCCTACTCCGCAGAAATCGGCACACTTGTCACTCCAAGCATCCGGCCCAATCTCTACCACAGTCGCCCAAACTGACTTATTCTTCTCTGCATCCACTGCTTTCGACGGGAGAACGATGCCACTGGCTGTGATTTCCTCCACAGCATCGCAGAGCAACAGCACACGATGGCCAGTAGCACGAAAACCACTCTGGTTTGTAGGTGAAACTCCTTTAGCGCCACGCCATCCATAACACCCTTTAAGGTTTTCAGTAACTAGCTGTGTCATGATGCGCTCCTCCTTCAACAGTTCCACTTAATTCTTCTGGTTGGTAGCTGGCCAGCAACTCCAACACCTTATTTAGCAGGTCAATCCCGCCAAGTGCTTTTGCATTTTGGGCTGCTGTCTGTTCCTGAGTTGCCCCAACATAATGCTCATTTGCCCAGGCTTCCATTGTCTGCTGCTTACTCTCCCCCAGAAACCCCACCAGCTCCATCGTCACTGGGTGCTGCGACCATTCCGCCCGATCCTGTATCGTTACCGCCATGACTCACTCCAATCTTCTTGTGTTCCAATTCCATCTGCCCTACATGGGCGTGTGCTTTTTGGAGTAATTCCAGGGACTTCAACACACCTTCTTGCTCTGCTTTAGCAGCGCCTATCTGAGCATTCAGCATAGCAATATCATGCCCAGTTTGCACTCCTTCGGCTTCGGCCAATTCTTTCTTCGCTTTAGCTTCCCACTCCATAATTCTAGCTTGGTTCACCAGAGCGGTCTGTTTCAGCTCAATGATTTGCAACTGGACACCAGTCTCATGCTCTTTCTGTTTCTGCTGCAACTCCAGCATTTTCAGGTTCGGTGGAGGTGGTAGTGCATTCCTACCTTCTGGGTCAGGGAGCAGTCGATCAATGTCCTCTTCTTCCCAAGCTTCCAGAAATTTCTTCTTCGCCAAATACACATTCATCCCAGGACTTGCCATCGCAAGCTGGAGGGTGTTCTGTGCCTTCGCCCGCCGCTGTGTGGCAGAGATTGCTTCAGGAGAAGCAGCCGGCAACACTAGGAAGTTCTGGTTATCATAGTCATCAGGGGCAACGATTGCGGCTTCACTGGAGGTCAGCAGGGTGAAGAGAGGGGACTGGTGAAAGTATAGTCGGTTCAGTCGATACATAGAGCGG